AAATGTAACTGCTCCGACTTCTTGCGGCAGATTGAAGCAACTGTCTTCAATGTCATCATAAATGACCTCATTTCTGTTAAGCCAGATGATGAATGTCTCATAGTCATTAGGCCTGTCTGATGTCGCTCCGCCAAAGGTTATGCCTGAGAGCCTCCTGCTGAACTCAATGGCATAGCCTTCAGCAATAATCTGACTTCTTATGTCCAGCTTTGCGCTGCTGGCCTCATTCATTGCTCGGTTATCAACAAAGTAATTGCGGTCAGTGTGAATGGCATAGACACCTGAGAGCTGAATGTTCTTCCACTTGTCTGAATATCCTAGCGTGATGTTGTTCTTCAATAGATCAACCTTAGCCATTTGATCTACTTCTCCGACATTAAAAAAGCTCTGGCTGATGTCATTTTGGTAAAAGTATTCCCTCGGCTCTACTCTGATTTTCCATTCCGTTCCAGTCCATTCGTATGCCCATCCAAGGCAAAAGATTTTATCAAGGTCTTCAAAAGTGTTCTTCCAAGTTGTCTTTAATGCGCCTAGATTATTAGTAGTCTCAGCCTGCCTGATTCGTAGGCCATTGGTAAGTGCATTGTTCCAATAGCAGCCATTGCCAGACTCAGAGAAGGCATCAGATAGCAGCTTATCATTGCTGCCTGTCATCAGGTAGATGCACCTCCTGAGCCACTGCTCAATGGTTAAGCAGTTGGCGGTTGATGCAAACTCTCCGGCATTGATTTCGGATAGTGAAATAGTGTAGCCATTGTCAATATCTACCGTTACCGCATTAGGAGTGGATGAAATTGTTGTCTGGGCAAAGTATAGATTGAGTTTGATTCCTGTTGCTATTGTAAATGTGCCTGTGTATGTGTTGCTCACACTTACTGAAGCACCTGCCGCTAATGTGACATTATAAAGCACTATGCTTGGCGGAAATGCCTGCTGAATGTTGCCATTGAACTGAAGCAGGTCAAACTCCACATCTATTGGCCCAGCCAGGTCATTATTTGTAAGCGTGAAGGCAATCGTTATTGAATAGCTGAATGTGCGTGATGTGTTTGCGTTATTCTGGAATATTGGCTGATCTCCTAAGTTGGCATCACCAGTTATAAATAGTCCTTGAGTGTCAAAGGTTGAACCATAGTTTTCCTTGAGGTCGCTCTGCTGCCAATAAGTAGGCACAACAGCGTACTTATTAGTGGCAGGAATGTTTTTCTGAAGAAATGCAGAACTATCAGCCAAGTTCTTACCATTGGCCTGAAGGTATAAGTCCTGCCGATGCATCCTTATTTCCTTCTCAACAAGAGCAGCAACAGCATCACCATTAAGATCAGTTGTGCTGGTCAGGTCAATTTCTACATCCTGCCTGCTCTTGAACTGCTCTCTGAAGTTGTCATCAATGATGCCTACGGTTATCTCCCAGCTGTCGGTGTCACAGACATTATGCTCTTGGTAGATGCTCAGGTTGAGCATTCCTTCGAACTCATAAACTGAGCCACTATAACCTACATCAGATGTGATTTTAATTGCTATCTCGGCATTGATGAATTGCACATCATACAAGTCTTTAATCAGCTTTGCGCCCTTATTATAGAACCGTAGCTCAGTGCTGAATGGCTGGTCAATGCCATGACTCTCCATCCTGACCGCTGTGAACTCAATTGCATCCCAGCCTATTGGCTCTTCTACTTCAATGCCGTTGAGATAAAATTTCCATCCTGCCATGTCGCAAAGGTAAAAAGAAAAAGCCCCTGCAATGCAGAGGCTCTTTACCATCGTTCTAATCTAAACCAATAACCTCATGAATCAGATCTAAACCTATTGTTCAGTATTTTAGTTGTCCTTCGTGGTGTTCGGATAAACTTCTCAAAGCCTTTTTCATCCATGCTGAGCTGAGTGATAGGTAGGCTTTTCAGGATGCTTCCCAGCTCATCCAACTTGCCTACCACCGGAGAGCCTGAGCTGCTGTTACGGTTGGCATAGTGGTTAGCCAGGAATAGTTCTTGCCTGCTTAGCGCATGGTTAGGAATAACCTGTGAGCCTTTAGGGAGATCAACCAAGGTTGCAGATGCCGGAGTGAAGTAAACTTTGCCCGACTCAGTCACAACTTTCTCCACCCCTCGCTCACCGACTATTGCTTTCCCTCCTTTGAATGGCTTGCCCTTAGTACCCTCGGCAAACTCAGGCACAGGTTGGGCCATGATGAAGCCTATCTGTGCAGCCTGATTGAATAGTGTAAGTGCAGCAAGTGGCAATGTAACCGGGTTACTTGACCACTTAGCAACTATTGATGCGGTCTCAAATATTACCCTAGCCACAGCAGCAGTCTGCTCAGCCTTCCATGCCTTCATTTTAAGCTCTCTTTCCTTCTGCTCCCTGCGCTGATTGATTTCATCAATCTTCTGCTGATTGCCATCTGCCAACCTAATTTCTTGCTCGTATCTCTTATCATTCAGAGCCATTTCATTGTTTATTCTGGCCTTAAATAAACCGAATGCGCCATCAGATAAAGTCTGTGCCAGCTCAATTTCCTGAAGGTCAATCTCAAGTTGCTCAATTTCAAAATTTACCTTTTGTCTTTTAGATGTTCTTTCCTCTTGTGCCTTTGTTTTTTCAGCTTCAAATTTTGCATTTTCTTCTCGCTGTTTTTTAATCGCATCAAGCACATCTTGAGTTTCTGACTTTAAATCTCTAATTGTCTGAACCCTGTTAAGTTCTTTTTCAAGTCTGGTTTTTTCAATTCCGTCTTTAGCAGCCTTTACTCCTAATGCAGCATACTGAACTTGTAGCTTATAGACATCTTTTAAAAATTTATTTTCAGCCTTAAATTCTTCTCTTAGTAGGTCAATTTTGTTATCATATCTAATTTTATTAATGATAGATGATAATTCTTTTTCAAGTTGTAAAAGTTTAAGCCTCCTCTCATATTCCTCCTTATCTCTTTTTGCTTTTTCTTTATCAGCTTCTGTGACCTTCTTTTTGTCATCGGATAGCTTATTAAATACATCTAAATTAAGTTCATAGGCCTTCAATAGCTTTTCTAAATCAGATATTTGGGCAGCAGTTACTGTTCTAGATGTTGTGATAGTCTGTTGCTGAATTTCATCATATTCAGAGCCAGCAGCCCTATACTCTTCTCTAATTACGTCTGCTTGCCTTGTCTCATCACCATAAACCTTTTTTAGGGCTTCGACTCGCTCTTTTAGGCTTTTAACTTGAGCTGCTGTGTTTATTTTTAGGTTAGCAAGGGCTTCTGGACTAGCATTGCTAAATCTCTCATATATTTTATTGTAAGCCTCACCAGCTTCCTTTACTTGCTTTCCTCCAAATAGGTCATTCAGCTTGGTCAGAAATAAAGATGTTGCTCCAAGTGCTTTCTGATAAATAGGCGCAAGGTTAGTGCCTATTGTATTAAGTAGGCTATCGTAAGCATCACCAAGATTGCTAATCTGACCACCAAGTGTGCCAGATATTGCAGCCATTGCACCGCTTACACCTTGAACCTCTCCAAGAGAAACAAGATATTGCCTGATGGCATCATTTGTAAATTTAACCTGTGTCTGAACCCCTTTAAAGGTAAATGTAACTTGATCTCCCGCCTTACTTGCTCTGATGCCAAACTCTTTTAGTCTTTCAAATTCACCTGTCTGAGCATCTATTATTGCCTCGGCTAATTGGTCAAATCCTTTTCCGGTGGATGATGCAAGGTCACCGAGCTTTCTTAGCTGCTGAGTTGTTGGAGTAAATCCTTGATTAGCTAATTTAACAAATGATGCAGTAAGCTCCTGCACCGAAAAAGGAGTCTCGGATGCAAACTTCTGGATATTAGTCATTGCTCCAGCTGCCGCACTCCTGCTGCCAAGTGTGTTAATAAGCACAGCAGATAGCTTCTGAAATTCAGCAGTAACAGCAATGACTTCTTTAGCAAAACCCATCACCCTATCAGCTGCAAATATCCCGGCTATGACTGGGCCGACCTTGGCAGCAACTGCACCCATGCCACCGAAGGCATCGCCAGTGTCTTTGCCTGCTTTCTTGGCCTTATCGCCTACATCATCAAGCTGCTTCTTGAGCTTACCAAGCTCAGCCAGCAACTGCCTCTCCTCTGCTGTAATTCTATCGAACTCAGAGGTAGCCTGCTGCAGCTTACTCAGGTCAATGTCATACCTGATTTTAATATCATTAGTCGAAATAGTAGCCATGAGCTTGTCTTTATGGCTCAAAGATAGCAATTAAAAAAGCCACCGGAATCCGATGGCCTTTTCTCAATTATGAAAAACTAAACAAATCTATCCCTTACCCTTTTTACTCTTCTGAGCTGCAATATAGCTGCTCACGATTAAATAGTATTCATAGACTGGCCTTTCGACCAGGAATTTAGCTCGCTCAGGATCTCCACCTGCGACTCTAAACTGCTCATCAAATCTGAGTCTGTGCTGTCTAGTGATTGCAGTCCAATAATGTGTTTGAGGTTGTTGAGGCTTTGGAGAGTTTCGGCCTGCAAATAAGTCGGGAAATTCGTGCTGTACTCGGTCAAAGAGGGCAGATAAGCGTACTCCGGCAGATTCAAAAAAAAACCCTGAACATCATTATGCTCCATCCAATGATTGAGCTTCTGCTTATTGTATGGATATTGGTAATCAAGTGGATTTTCGTGTTCGTCAAAGTATAGAACTGTTGCCAGCTTGAGCTGCCGGAGTAAGCTCACAGACATCTCCATCTGCTCTTTGAGCCTTGAGGCCATTACCCCTATCTCATACAACTTTTTATCGTCCTTTTTCTTCTTGTCCATGAGCAGGTTGATTAGCCCATTGTTCCAGCCCCTCAGAAAGTCTGGGTTAATCTGCCAGAGTTCCTCGGTGAAGATGTCACGAGCAGCCACTGCCCTCTGGAATGGCACATTGACCTCGGATACAAACTTGAAGTAATTGACTCCACCGGAGGTGAACGCAAATTCAATCTGATCCCATCGGTCTTTTGGGGCTACTCCCCGGTAAAGTATTCGGCCACTTTCTGCTTGTACAGGAGCTTCTTTTGCCACTTGTTGAGCAGCAGGAGGCACAGATGGTTTGCGCCTAAATAAATTGAACATAGATAGAATGGATAGTCAAATATAAGGCAAGAGATGACCAGGAACTGCCAAGCTCCTGAGCAGAATGGGCATTCACCTAGTGGCTTCGCCCAAAGTGTCGGGAGTTTCTGAATCTGGGAGAGATACCACTGCCCAAGTGGGTGATCCTCCAGAAAATAATCCAGGAACAACGAGAAGGATGCGCTGAGTGCGCTGATGAGCAATAACTTCAGTAGGCTCTGAATCGTTTGGAAGCTCAATGAGGCAGCAACCTCTGCGCTTACCTCCACAACTTGCATCAATGTCATAATTTATCATGGGTAAAGGATTGGCTGATTATCGTTAAAAATGTTTAGTGCTACCCAGTTGTCCTCCTGGTTGATGTATGTCTGGGAGAAGCTCATGCAGATGTCTGTGTATTGCTTGCCAT